ATTTTAAAATTAATTGTTTTCTTGGAGATAATAAATAATCGCTATTAATGAGTTCGATAAAATCATTTACTTTATTATAATATTTTTTGAATTTATTACGGAAATCTTCTAATCCTCTTATAATATGGGTGGGTAACCCACCATAACCTGTATGGTGTTGCCATACTTGGGTTCTAGTAAAATATTTTATATCTCTTGAATCCTTACTAATACGTTCATGTCCATTAAGTTTTAATTGCCACTCACCAAGCGTCTCTTCTATTGTAACAGGAGAGGCAGTTGGGTCATTTTGAGATTTACCTTTACCAGCATTTTGAGTAACTGGACCATTGCGTCCCTGTCGGCCCACATTTTGAGAACACCATATTAATTCTTTAACTGGGTGATTAAAATTAAGTTCAATTGTACTGGTATCATTAGAAACCGTATGATCTGAATACTGTAATTGTTCAATTAAATATTCGTGGGATACTTGTGCAAATCTACGACGTTCATCTGTATCAAGATATATATAATCACACCATAAATCAAAATTTGCCGTGGATGTTTGGGAAGATAAAACCGGTTCATCCAATATCCCTAAAAATCCATTTTCCAATACATTATGGACAAGATTTTGGATCTTCTCAAAAGTCATCGCGATTTTTACCTCATGGTATTGAAGGGCGATCAAAGGGAGAGATTGCCCTGGGTCCCGGCAAAACCAAAAATTTAATGGCAAAAATATTTTATTAACTGTGATACCCGGGTTAGCATTATTGTGACCTCTATATGTGAAACCATTTACAGTGTCATCGTTCTTCACACCGCCATGCCCATCGCCGGCGATGTGATTAGTCGTATGTAAACCATGTCCATTACCAGTCATTAATTGATGTAAAGTTCCATCACCACTGGCGTATAATGGCACGGTCGACGGGTGTTCGGCACCAAAATATCCTGTAGGGTTAAATTCAGTTAAATCAGAGTAAACCCGGTTCCACATAGATGTATGTTTATCAATTCTTTGTCCACCTATTTCAATTTCACATTCTTTAATTAATGAATCACCATATCTTTCACACAAACCAATTTCATGACCCTCGCCCTCCCTATTAATAAATACAGCATCATGTTCCAAATACATTCTATGTACTAAATCACCATTCCTTGATATTGTAGCTACAACTCCCCCCCCGAAATCAGCATTTCCACTAAAGTCCTGTCTTATAGACTCCATAGAGAAGTTAGTGTGTCTTCTGTAAACAACTTTAAAAAAAGTGTGCTGTGGATTACCTGTTAAATAAATATCCTGGGTACCACAAGCTACTAATTGTAATAATCCTCCTCCCATTTTATTTATATATAATTTAATTATATATAAATAAAATTATATTTTAATTAAATTACATATAATTACATATACATATATTGTGGTGGTTGTTCCGACGGATTATTAAGTTTTAAGAAATTATCTATATCTTCTCTATTAATTATATATGGTAATTTAAAATCTTTAATCTTAAAATTAAGATCAATATTATTACTATCACCTGTTAAATAATAAATATTGATTTTACTAATAATACTTTCAATACATCTTTTTAGATTACGAACACCTTCTTCTTTATTTGTGAATTTGTCAATTACATATTCTAAAATATCATCATTAATGATAATATCTTCATGTTTGAATAAATATGTATCATATAATTCGGGCAATACATAATCTCTACAGATTTTGTTTTTTTCTTTTGTGTTAAATCCTTTAGTATTAATAACATACATTCTGTCTTTCAAAACACGATTGACTTTGGATTCATCATTGAATGAAAATATAAATAATACTTTAGATAAATCAATATTGATACCAGGATAATAATTATCTTGAAATAATGAATTCTGTGAAGGATCTGTCAAATGTGTTAACATATGGATAATCTCTTCTCCCTTAAATGTTTCGCTTACTTTATCTAATTCATCAAAATATATGACTGGATTCATGCATTTACTTTCAATAAGGATATCAATAATTCTACCCCAATGTGAACCTTCATATGTATACGAATGGCCCTCAAATAATGATGAATCTGATTGACCCCCCAGTGCAATAAATGAAAATGGACGTCCAATTGCTTTAGCAATGCCTTCTTTTACTAAAGTTGTTTTACCATTACCCATAGGTCCTTGCAAAGCCAACACATTTCCTTGAGACTGAGGATTTTTAATCCATTTACCAATCACTTGTAATATGTGAGTTTTGGCATCGTTATGACCATAAATAGATTTATCTAATATAGATTTAGTATTTACAATAAATTCACGTTTTTCCTCAATAGTATTATTATTATTTACCGATAAGGACACAAATTTATTGAATGGGATAGAAATTAATCCGTTAATCCATTTATCCATTTTAGAATATTCCCCTGTAGATACATCCATTTCATTTAATTTTTCAATATTTCTCATAGCAATTGCTTTAGTATTTAAATCCATATCAGAATTTAATATTTTAAATTTCAATGGCATATTTAATTCATTAATTTCATTTAGTTTCTTAATTTCAGAAAGATATTTGGTTTTTTTATCTTTTTCTAATTTATGGAAATAATTTATGTTTTCGTCTTCATCTAATTCTAAATTTTCTTCAATTTCCATAAATTTTTCATCTAATTCATCATAATCATCTTCATCTTCATCATCTTCATCATCTTCATCATATTCTTCTTCATCTTCTTCTTCTTCATCTTCATCTTCATCTTCTTCTTCTTCATCTAATTTCAAATGTCCATTATAATCATTATCTTCACTACTTTGAATTGAAATACTCAAACGTCCATCCGATCCATTAATTTCCTCTTCATCAGTGACATTATTTTCTTCTTCTGATTCAATAATCCTCATTTTCTTTTTCGATGTAGGAGTATCTGGTATATGAATACTTAAATTTTTATTACTATTAATTAATGTCGATATCATTAATGATAATAAATCAGGTTGCATGATATTAAGTTGTTTCTTCTTTAATTTTTTAGATAATTTAGTTTTTTTAGGTTTTATATTATCTCCGCGATAATCAATTAAATCGTTAATATTCCCATATTCATCAACATCATCATCATCTTGAGTAGGAGGGTTATCTTGTATGGGCGGTCCATTATTATCTTTTAAAAATACAACACCTTTAGACCGGGTAATCATTTGATGTTTTGGCATATTATATTTAATAAATTATTTTTTAATCAAATTTTAATATACTAAATAATTATTTATTTAAATATTTATTTAAATATTTATTTAAATATTTATTGAATATTAAAATTTAGTATTAAATTAAAATTTGAAAAAATAAATTTGAATATTAATTTAAAAAAAAGAATAATATATAATATAATTATATACATTATGGAATTACAACAACCTGAAACTAAAACAATAACTTCAGTTCAATTTAGTATATTTAGTCCTGATGAAATTAGGTCTCGTTCTGTAGTTGAAATAACTAAATATGAGACATATGATAAAGATGTTCCAGTAATTAAGGGGTTATTTGATATTCGTATGGGTTCTACAGAAATGGGTAGAATATGTCAAACGTGTGGGCAAAAAAATATAGATTGTCCTGGTCATTTTGGTCATTTAGAATTAGCGAAACCAGTATATCATTACCATTTAATAGACCAGATCCCTAAAATATTAAAATGTGTATGTTTTAATTGTTCCAAATTACTTATAGATAAAGATGATAATTTAGTAAAAAATATTTTAAAGAAGAATCCTAAAATAAGATTTAATGAAATATATGCAATCTGTTCTAAAGTTAAAAGGTGCGGAGAAGATAATATAGATGGTTGTGGCTATAAACAACCGGATAGATATAAAGTATCCAATATTGAAGGTATTCAAGCAAAATGGACCAAATTAGAAATAAATGAAACAAATTCATCTGATATTAAAACACAACTTCTAAAAGTAGAACATGTCAAATCTATTTTAGAAAAAATTACAGATGAAGATTCAGAATATATAGGATTCTTGAGAACTTGGTGTCGTCCTGAATGGTTAATATGTTCAGTATTACCTATTCCACCACCAGCAGTCCGTCCCTCTGTTAAACAAGATAATTCACAAAGAATGGAAGATGATTTGACACATAAATTATTTGATATTATAAAAGTAAATAATACTATTAAAGATAAATTAAGTTCTGATCCTAATTCAGATGTTGATATATATGCTATGAATTTACAATATCATGTAGCAACTTTAATAAATAATGAATTATCAGGAGGTATCAATCAAGCAGCTCATCGTTCTGGAAGACCTCTAAAAGCGATTACTCAAAGATTAAAAGGAAAAGAAGGGCGTATTAGAAATAATTTAATGGGGAAACGAGTAGATTATTCAGCAAGAAGTGTTATTACACCTGATCCAAATATTGATTTAGATGAATTAGGTGTGCCCGAGAAAATAGCAAATAATTTAACTTATCCCGAGAAACTTAATAATATTAATTTTAATAAAATTACCCAATTATTAGAAAAAGGATATGATGTATGGCCTGGTATTAAGAGCATTATTAAAAAAAATAGTAAAATGATTATCACACTAAATGAAAATAATATTAAAAATATTGAATTAGAAATAGGTGATATTGTTAATAGAAATTTAATGGATGGTGATTATGTTCTATTTAATAGGCAACCATCTCTTCATAAAATGAGTATGATGGCGCATAGAGTGAAAGTAATGAAAGGAAATACTTTTAGATTAAATGTAAGCGTGACCCCTCCATACAACGCTGATTTTGATGGTGATGAAATGAATATGCACGTACCACAATCAATCACTTCTGTATGCGAACTAAAAAATATAGTATCTGTTAAATATCAGATTATATCTCCCAGAGAAAACAAACCTATAATTACTATTGTACAAGATACATTATTAGGTGTTAATAAATTAACAAAATCAGAAAAGATTAATTATATAGGTGATTCTTATGATGGTGTATATT